GAGATGGCCACCATCAACGTCTCGCTGGTGCTGACGAAATCCCAAGTGCAGCGGCTGTTGAGCTTCTATCGGGACGATTGCAAGGAATCACTGCCGTTCCTCTGGCAAGATCCGATCACCGAGGAGACGGTCGAGATGGTCTTCACGAGCGCGCCGCAAGTGCAGCCGCTCGGCGGTGATGCGTTCTCGGCGAGCTTCACGGTTTCCACGAAACCTTCCCAGCCCGGAGGCTCGCCGCCATGACGTTAACGAGCGACCGGGCCGTCGAGCAGGCCATTGCGCAGCACGCCGACGAGGCCTTTCTCGTCCTGCTGACGATTTCGCACGATACGTTGAAAGAGCCTTTCCGGTTCGTCAGAAATCGAACGCGGGTCGTCAGCCGCGGCAATGAGTTCCTGGCCAGCCATTTCGAGATCGAGCTGCCCGGCGACAGCGACGAAGTGCCCAAGGCCGTCATCACGGTGGCCAATGTGGACCGCCGCATCGGGCAGACGCTGCAATCGCTCGTGACGCCACCGAAGTGCCTGATCGAGCTGGTGCTCGGCTCAACCCCGGATATCGTCGAGCGTGCCTGGGACCAGTTCGAATTGCTCGAGGTGACCTGGGATGCCTTCACGGTCCAGGGCACGCTCACGAGACGCACCTATTGGGATGAGCCGTGGCCGTTCATTCGGGTCACGCCGGCGCGGTTCCCGGGGCTGTTCGCTTAAGCTACGCGCACCGGGCCGGGATGGTGTCGATCACAGCCCAGGTGGCGAACGGCGGGTGAAAGGCCTCGATCTTCGTTCCGCTCTGCACCCTGGTCAGGCGCACGAGGTAAATATCTCCGTGGTAAGGGTTTTTGCGCTGAGGCGTCACCTCCCACACCTTGCCCGGAATGATGGTCTCAACGCGGTGCGTCTGGCCGCCGCTGATCGCGGGGCCGCCGAGCTCGCGGTTCAGCTCTGAGACGACGCAGGCGGCGATGTCGGCGTGTGGCCGTTTGCTCAGCACTGTGACCTTCGGCGGATTGTCGCGGGCCTCTGTGGCGCAACCGGCGACGGCAAGACAGTAAGCGAGAATGACGAAAGCTCTCATGGGTGCCCCCTTCCCTACACGGAGGGATCATAGGCAATGACGCGCTGGGCCGACAAGTACATGGGCATCCCGTTCAAGGATGCCGGCCGGACGATGCGCGGCGCCGATTGCTTCGGGCTCTATGCCCTGATTCTGGCGCTCGAGGCCGGTGTCTGCATCGGCGAGTGTGATGTCAGCTACGGCACCGATCCGGAGGCCGTCGTGCGCCATGTCGCCGACGAGATCGCCTCTGGGCGCTGGATCACGGTTGCAGTCGGTGACGGCTCTGTTGCCAAGCCGGTGGCGCGTCTCTTCGATGCCGTCGTGATGAGTGGTCATATCCGGACAGGCAATCGGGTCGTGAGGGGTGATGTCCATATCGGCTGTGCGCTGGGCGACGGGCGCGTGCTGCATACCGAGCCGGTGACGGGGCCGCAGATCATGGCCCTGGACGATCCGCGGATCATCAAGCGCGTGAAGGGCGTCTACCGGCCCCAGGTGCTCGAGGAGAGAGCCGCGGCATGACTCCGATCTACGTCGAGCACCGGCGGACGATCTTCTCGGATCTCGGCGAGGTCCGCGCATTTGAGCCCGGCCTCACGATCGCCGAAGTGGTGGCGCGGCTGCCGGTGCCGGAGGAGTTCGCGACGCACGGCGCCGTGTTTCTGAAGGCCTCGCCGGAGGACCGCGGGCACATCGTCGAGCGGCGCTATTGGCACCTCGTCAGGCCGAAGCCGGGCACATGCCTGTTCGTCAGCTGCATTCCGAGCGGTGGGAACGGAAAGAATATCTTCGCCACCGTGGCGGCCATTGCGCTGATCGCCCTGACGGCGTGGGTCGGCGGCGGCGGTCTCGCGTTCCTCGGGCCGTCATTCGCCGCGGGAACCATAGGTGCCAATGTCGCGGCAGCAGCGATTGCGGTGGCGGGCTCGGCGGCGCTGGGCATGCTGGCACGTCGGCCAGCAAGGCCGGGAGCGGCACCGGAGGCGGAGGCCACGACCCTCGGCGTCGCCGGCATCACGCAGAACACGATCACGCCTTATGCCCAGGTGCCGGCGCCATTGGGGAAAATCAGGATCTCGCCGCCGCTGCTGGCGCGGCCGTTCACCACAATTGAGAATACCGACCAGTTCGTGCACCTCATTTGCGGTGTCTGCGGCCCGGCGAAGATCGAGAACATCAAGATCAATGAAGCGGATGTTAGCGATTTCCCGGTCGAAGATCTGCAGATCGAGACGCGGGAGGGCTGGCCGGATGATCCGCAGCTCTCGCTGATCAAGGAATGCGTTTTCGAGGAGAACATAAACCTCGAGCTCGGTCGCCACCGGTTGCAGCCGGATCAACAGACGCTCATCGATCCGCACACCGAGAGCTATCCCAGCCCCTTCACGATGCGGACTCTGTCGCATCCCGACAAGTTCCGGATGGTGCTGAGCTTCCCGCAGGGCCTGGCCCGCTTCGATGCCAACACCGCTCAGCTTATTGCCTTCCGGGTGCAGCTGCGCCGGGTCGGTGATGCCAACTGGCGCAACCTGCCGGAGATGCACCTCGAGACGTCGGCGCGGGCGCCGCACAGGCAGGCCATTACGCTGTTTTTCGGCGGCGTCAACGAGCTCGATCTCGTCGCATCGATCTCTGGCCAGCAGCCGGTTTTCATCCGGTTTTACGCACAAAACCCAGAGTGGACGGCCGATCCTTACTTCAACAACGATCCGAACCCGATTGACACGGCCTCGGCACACATTTACGCCGGCCGCAATGATGTGCTCGTGTATCTCGACCGGGACGAATGGCCGCCGGGCGAATATGACGTCCGGATTCAACGTAGCTTCGTGCAGGACGCCAACAGCAACGAATTCTCGGCCTCGAATTACATCGGCGGCCTGTTCACCTACCGCACGGCCGGGCCGCCGAGCTGGACGATCCCGAACCAGGCCGACCGCTCCTCCGTGGTTGTTCTGGAGTCCTACGCCACATTCCGGCGCCGACATCCGATTGCACAGCCCGGCCTCGCTCTGATCGCGGTCAAAGCGAAAAATATCCGCATCAATGCGATCAGCGCCGAGTTCACGCCGTATGTGCCCATCTGGGACGGCAATGATTGGGACACGGTGGCTCCGTCGTCCAATCCGGCGGCGCTGGTGCGCTGGGTGCGCACGGGCTGGCTGAACAAGAGGCCGAGCGATCCGGCGCTCGCTGGCAACCTCGAGGAGTTCTACGAGTATTGCGAGCAGAAGGGGCTCTCCTGTCATGCGGTGATCACGGAGGGATCGGTCGAGCAAGCGGCAGCTCTGGCGGCGAACACTGGCGATGCCATCATTCGCGAGTCGGACAAATGGGGCGTGGTGATCGACCGTGACCGGTCGAATGAGGCCGTGCAGCACATGTTCGGGCCGCACAACATGACGAGCCCGCTCGTCATGCAGCGGAAGTTCCTCGACCAGGCGCGGGGGATCATCCCGCAATTCACCGACGCGGCGCGCGACTATGCGACGCGCGAGCTCACGCAGCCGATCTTCGATGACGGGGTCTCGACGGCCACCAGCGACATGCTCGTGGAAGCGGTGCCGTATGACGGCTACGCGCACGAGGCGCAGGTAAAACGGCGGGCGAAAATGGACCTGCGCCGCATGCGGTTGAGGGCCACGCGCTATTCGTGGGAGTGCCATCAAGAGCAGCTTGTTGCCATCAAGGGCGATCTCGTCGGTCTGGCACACGACACGCTGCTCTACACGTGGGCCACGGGGCGGGTGCGGGCGTTCACGACGGAGGTGGGCGGCTCGCCAGAGGAGACGTATCTGCGCACGGTGGTGCTCAACACTGAGGTCGAGGATGTGCCCGACTGGATGGGAAGCCCGGGCGGGTTCTTCGAGATTCCGGACCTGTTTCTGTGCTCGGACATCTTCACGTTGGCGCCGCCGGAGATCGGCCTGCAGGTGCGGTTGAAAGATAACTCGATTGTCGTGCTGCCGGTGGCAGCCATCAGCGGCGACACGCTGACGATCGACGGCGACGTGCCGCTGCCGGCGGGCTTCGAGCGCACGTGCCTGGCGGCGGTCGGGCCGCGCCAGCGGGAGACGCGACGGGTGATCATCACCGGCATCGTGCCGCGGCGCGATCACTTCGCGCGCATCGAGGCGGTCGACGAGGCGCCGGGGATCTTCTCAGGCTTGTGAGGGGACGATGAAAACGCAGGACTTGCCGCTCTATGAGCCGCAGGCGGACGGCTCGTTGAAGCCAGTTCCGAAATCACGGCGCTCGAAGGCGCTCAAGGATGAGCCCGTGAAATTGCAGATCACGCCGGAGGGACGGCGCCGCCTGGTCGTGCTGACGCCGGAAGAGAAAGCGGAGCGGCAAGCGGCCGAGGAGGAAGCCAGGCGGCGCGAAGCCGAGGCTGAGGCTCG